GTATAAGCGGTAAACACAGTTCCAACATCCTTAGCTCTCTTTATAGAGTCTTTAATTACTATGGATTGCTTTGGAGATATATCAGCTTGTAGCCAATTATCCTCAAACACACCCGTTACATCATTAACTTTCTGAGTATTTATAAATAACTGTGGTTTTATCATTATCTTACGGTATTAATCCAATCATGAGCAGCGTCAAAAGTGAATGTGTAGTTGATTAACTTATCGTTTTTCTTGTTTTGTATAAGAGTTTCTTCAGACTTAACGTTTACAGGTACAACCCAAGTATCACTTTCCTTAGGAACCCATCCATTACCAAGTGTAGCAGTCTTAACTAGAATCCAAACCTGTTCAGATAGCATAAGTTCAACGATAGCATCGTTTTCCTCTTCTCTACGCCATCCTGAATTAACTTGTATCTTAATAGTACCGTTCTTATTATAAGTCTTCTCTTGATGTCTTGTTACGTTATACGTACCGTTTGCACCTAGTAGGTTTCTTTTGTACGAATCAGCCTTAGAATTCATCATAACCTCTGACTTACCGAAGAAAGCTAGAGTCTGTGTTGCACCTAGTCTGTTAACGTAGTGTATATCAGTGTTACCCCACTTGTTACATGGAGCGTATTTTATATTGATGGTTTCGTCACCGGCACCATTAAAATGTAGTATAACTACATCAGCATAATCACCTTGAAAAGTAGAAACTACATGGACAACCATGTTAGTAGTATTCTCTGTAGGAGTTAATCCTGTAACCGCATGGAACGTAGTTAGAGAGGGACCTCCGTATCCTGCAGCATATCTCTTTAGAGTATATCCTGTAAGTAGGTTTTGTTTAACAGGTATTCTAACTGCCGTTTCGTGGTATGTTGTTATGTAGTTGTCAGTAATCATGGCTTGCTTGTACCATGAGAAGTTAGCACCATCTTGAAATGTACCGTAACCATCAAATCCTGTAAGATAAACTCTAGCTTCAGGAGCAGGGTCTGTATCAGCACCTATATCATAGATAGATAACTCATAACTAATAAACACTGCGTTAGATTCTGAAGCAGTACCGTAGTAAACTTCAACGTAGTCTCTAGCAAACTCTGCTATATCTATAGTTGTAATGTCGTTTAAAGCAGAACTCCTAAGTTTGATTGATGGTAGTGTAGGTTCAGCGGATAAGTCCCCTGTCCATATTCTAAGGTCGCATAGTACGTACCCTAATTGAGGTTGGTCAACGGTCACCCAATAAGGTGAACGTAAGAAAATGTCTTTTGATGGTAATGCCATTATTTAATTGTTTTTAATTGTTCGAAGACTACAGTTATATTTTCTATACCTATGTCAGTTAATTCCTTTACTAAGTCTTTGTGTACCTTACTTCCTATGCCTATATTATCTAATACATTTGAACCTTTATATCCAAATCTCTTTATTGTACCTTTTCTTTGTATGCTTCTTGCAATTGCGAATGCAGAAGCCTTCATATTTCTACTGCTTTGAGAGCCTTTAGCGAATGATGCAGTACCTTTTCTAGTGTTTCTAGGACGTATTCTCTTGTCTTTCATCCACTGAAGTATAGCATAACCGTTAGGATACGCTCCACCACTCTTTATACCTGCATCTACTATACCTAATACATCACTATATTGTATAACAAGCTTGTTACTAGCAGCCATTTCAGACTTAATAGACCTAACTGTATCACCTGAAGCAACAGTTTTATCTATACGAACCTCTCTCTCAAGCACGGTTGTATAAACTTCACCATATTTCTGTAGCAATGCAGCTACTTGTTTCTCCATATCAGCCATTAACACATAGTTATAGTGTTAGGAGTCTCTATTTCTAAGTCAACACCCCATCCATATAATTCATTCTCGAATTTATCATACAACATCTCTGCTCTAGGTGTATTAGTTAATACGAATTGTAAGTCAGCTAAGTAACCACGCCCTCCTCTTAAAGATTCTACAAGGTTGTTTATAACCATAGCCTGTGTATTAAGTACATCCTGAAGATTAGTGGCACCTCTAAAGCTACCGTCATAATCCTTGCTCTCTTCAACTATATCTAAAGCCATGATATTAATAGTGAAACTAATTGTACTACCTGAATACTCAATAGCGCTTATGTTAAAGTGTGCTAAAGGGAATAGAGTTGTCTTAGTCATATCAACCTCTGACAGTTGACCAAACTTTACTGCGTTAATATTCTTCTCTATATCAGTGAAGTGAGCTTCAATAGCATCTAATATGTTGTATACGTTTTTCATTTGTTATCTCTTTTGTGATTTTCTTATTTGTTCGTTCTCTAGGTTTTGTTTTTCTTTCTCAAACTGTAGCCATACAAGGGCTTCATGTATCGGTATTAACGTAGCTGCATCGATTTGTAATGCATTTCCTCCTGCGAGAGCATGTAATTCTTTATACCAAGCATATTTTTCGTTAAAACTATCTTCTCTTCCTCCGATAGAGTTGCTCCCAACAGACTGTGTTGCTGAAAAGAGTTCAGTATATGACTCGATAATTTGTTCCCTAAACGATAAAAAAAAACCTTCGCTCCTAAAGCAACATCTAATGGCATGTCTTTCATTATCTCTCCATACTTACTAGTTCCTTCGTAGGAACTTATACGGTAGTTCTCTTTACCTTCAAAGGACGGGTGTATAGGTCTGTATAATACTGCCATTGCTTTACTTAAATCCTCTGCTGAATTTAAATAGTTGTTTAAGTCAATGTATTCTCCCATTGTCATAGCGTCTAAGTTAGGTATGAAACCAAACTCTACCTCAACACCATCAGAACCTACCATCTTAAAGCGTTTAACAAGAGGAGTCTTCTGTGTTAACAGAGTCATCACCCATGAGATAGCATCATCAAAGATACCTACAGGTAAACCTTCTATGTCCTTATACTTTAATCCACAAAATATTTCCATAATCTTAATCTCTAGAAACTCTTGTGAAGCATCAGGATTAGCCGTAACTATCTTAGAATACTTTTGATATTCCGTAAGTGTTATTGCTCTTAAGTTCTTTGGTAATTCTAATTTTATGTTATCCATACTGTATAACTAAAACATTGTACAAGTGTTCTTGTGCCTGTCGTTGTTGGTATCTCTTAATAATTAACAAAACAAATTAGGACCTTATTAGTGTATATTAGTAAGGAACATAAACCGAGAATATATGACAAGTTGGAGTGATAGTGAATTAGAGCAGTTGAGTAGTGTTGATAATCATAAAGTGATTAAGGATATTGCAGGAGAGTATAGATGGATGCATAAGTTAAATGGTAAATGGTCTGTACATTCTATTAAGATATTTGAAAATGAATCTACACCACTAGCATGGATGTATATGTGGTTAACTATGTGGTCGGATGAACTAAAGTCTAGAAGAGAAGCTGCTACTAGAAAGCTTAGGAGAGAGCGTAAGAGGATTAATCGTTCTACGAGACTAACTATTAAAGAGAAAGCTAAAGCATTACGTACACTTCTCCCTGACTTCACACAACAAGAACTAGCTAATGAAGTTGGAGTTGGTATAGCAACAGTTAAACGATACCTAAAACAATAGCATGATAGATATAAACGATAGAAACGTACGCATATACATTCTCTGTGTAATGTTATTTAATACATGGTTACTAATTAATATATTATAATACTACCTTATATACCCGACAAGGTACCGAAGTCCTCAAAGACGTAGGGAACTGAATGATACTTTTGCTACCCTGTGAAAGTATCATTTCGTTTTTAATGAAACCTTGTAACTCTAATGTATGGTACCATTCGCACACTATTTCTGTTTTCAATAAATCAACCCTATAAGACCCTCTTTTTATAAACCCTTATTAGAGCGAGTCAAGACGTCTAAACATCTCTTTCAATCTTTGAGGATTGACGAGCTGCAGTTATTTTAAGATGCCTCGCTTTCGTATAATAATAATTTATAATTTTGATAATTGATTTTATATTAAAAAGATATTTCACTCTCCTCTTATTAAACAGTCTCTTGTTAAACAATCTAGTCAAAGTGTATGAATCCTCTACACCGGGTAACTCATCCCCTGACTAATCCATATTACGTCAATCTGTCATGCAGCCTTGTCATGTCACATATACAGTGTCAGTATGTCATGTTCACAAAATTAGTTAATTAGATTAGGTTTATAAGATATTTTGATACGCACACCTAGGAAGTATCCTAAGAGATGCTCCCTATATATGGTATGTTAGTATCAATTGATTGTTATGTGTCAGTAGAATGGCTCCTAGAGATTTTGAACCAAATAATAACCCTTCATATATTTTCATTATCAGCACCTTATATAATTCATGCAATATAATTAGTCTATGAAATAGTTACTATTATATGTGTCCGTGTCTCCCTTATAATTCTCATTATATATTAGGTGTCCAACATCGTTAGTTATGTCCTTATAAGCTATGCAATCCTGATTCAGTCGCTTGCACCATGTCTTCATTAATGTGGTTATACTATCGTTGTTCAATGTGCTATCGATGGTTATAACTGCCGTCGGTTCATCCATACCTTTATAGTGTCCGTCTCCTAGCTTAGTATGGTAGCTATCGTAGTGATAACCTTTACCATTGTTCAACTGCTCCATTATATTACTATAGGATGTGCCATTGATACCGATGTTTAGTTTGTATATCATGCCTCTATTTTTCTAGGTTATATTTATTAATTAAATTGATAGTATCCGCATCACAATACCATACGGCAATTTGGGCTTTTTTGTCATAGCTTAAAAGCTTAATTCCATAATAATTAGTCCAAACATATGATTCTTTGTGATGGGCTTCGAACATGATTTTATCATGACTATTTTTAAAACATCTTTTATATTTATATAGTCTATCGTTCTTTTTTGCTATTGCGTTAAATGTCGCTTTTATATGTGCTTTTGTCATGGTTTCTAGTTGTTTAAATTAATCCTAATCAATCGTTGGTCGATTAATATTTTATTTGCTTTTTTCCCTCTCTTTATAACGTCCTTGGCATGCTTCATAGTCCATCCGTAGTATTCTGCGAAGTAAGATATCGAAAGGAAGTTGTTAACGTAATCCAAGTAGTAAAACTCTACATGTTCTAATTGTGCTATTGTGTCCATATTTGTATAAATTTAGTTTGTTATTATAGTCCGTAATTGTTAGTAATAAGTACATGTGCCAAGTATTCAATATATTCGTCGCTTGCATATGCCTTGCCTTTTGTCATTCTTTCCCACGTCCATCGGTTACCCTTGTAACTTAGTAATGCTTGCATAACGTCGTCCTGCAGTATAATATAAGCTATTTCCGGGATTGCGTCCGTGCTGCTTTGGATATTGTCTTGCGGCATCTCTTTGTTAGCCCTAAGTACTCGCATTCGCTCCCATGTTCGTGCCGTGTGTATTAATATTATATTATGTAATTCTTTCTCGGTTACCATATCTTAGTTATTAGGGTTTTATTCAATTCGTTTAAATATAAGCGCTCAGTATTATTGTTAATGAAATAGTTGCTTATTCGCATTTTAAACACCTTTTGCCGTGTGTTAATTCGTGCATGCACTATATCAATCCCC